AGGGCAGATGAAGAAACACCCTAAAGCAGCTAAAGACCCTAACAGCCCTCTACGTTTATCACGTGCTAAGTGGAAGTGTAGCGGTACAAAGTCTAGGAAGTAAGATGCCTACACCAACTAACAAGAAACTATACGCACGTGTAAAGGCAGAGGCTAAAAAGAAGTTTGACGTATGGCCCAGCGCATATGCATCTGCGTGGTTAACCAAAACGTATAAAGCACGTGGGGGTAAGTACAGTGGCAGCAAAGCAAACAAAGTCAGCAAAAAGTAAGAAGGGCGGCTTAGGTAAGTGGTTTGGTGAAGAGTGGACAGATGTCAAGACTGGTAAGAAGTGTGGTCGTAGCGGTTCGGAGAAAGGTAAGAGGCCGTATCCTGCGTGTCGTCCCAAGAGTGTGGCCTCCCGAATAACCAAAAAAGAAGCAGCAAAGAAAACTGGCCCTAAGAAGGTTAAGTGGTCAACAACAGCATCAGGAAAGAAGAGATCATGAAAGAAGTACCAGCAGATAAAAAGAAGAGCTTGGGTAAATTACCTAAAAATGTTCGTAATAAAATGGGTTACATGAACAAAGGTGGTATGGCAGCACCTAAGTTTAAGCCATGTCCGGGGTGTCCTACTCCAGGTAAGTGTGCTAAAGAAGGTTGCCAAAAAGAAAAGAATAAAATGGCATACGGTGGCATGGCTAAGAAGAAGATGGCTAAAGGCGGTATGGCTAAGAAGGGCTACAACAAAGGTGGATACGCTAACTGTGGTGCATCTGTACCTCCTAGCAAGAAGCGGTAAATATGTCGTTAATTAATCAGGGTAAGCCAGCACGAGTTAAATCTGTGTATGGTCACAATACAGGAACTACAGCAGAGACTGTGTACACTTGCCGTGCTAACTGTACGGCAGAGGTAACGTTTATTCACTTAGTGAATGGTGGCTCTGGCAATGTTGATGTAGAGGTTGAGTGGTATGTAGACGCAGATGACTACACATCACACTTCCTCAAAGGTAAAAACATTTCATCAGGTGACTATCTTAGTTTCCCTAACATTGACCTTGTACTAGAGCCTAATGATGAGATTCGTGTAACACCTGATAGTGCAGGTCACGTAGACACTATCCTTACTGTAACAGAAACGTTTGTACCAGTCGGGTAGCGGGTATTCCGTAATAACAATTCTATAGCGCTAACATTTTCATATAACTATCCCTGCACAACACAGAAAGGGATAGTGCTATGAAAAACTTTTTTTGTTTTCTTTGGAAAGCAATCGAAGAGACGCAGCAACGCCGCGCTGACTATTGGATTCTACAAAACTTATCTGATCGTGAGTTACGTGACATGGGTATCTCTCGTTCACAAATACGTTCCGCAATATACGATAGGGATGTTTAATGTGTTACTTAATAGCGGTTATCGCTACGCATATATGGTTATGGGGGTCTAACACTCTCGTAACCGCCTGTAAGTATAGATGTCCCAGTGACAAAAGAGTACCTGTTACTGTGTTCATCGACTACGACAGTTACTGCCCAGCGCAGTATGAGGAGAGGAAAAAGGATGGACCCCGTAAGCGTAGCAATGGCGGCTAGTAGTGCATTTACATTAATAAAAAAAGGTATCGCTGCTGGTAAAGAAATAGAAGACATGGGATCTACCTTAGCTAAATGGGCAGGGGCTTTCTCTGATGTTAACTACTTAGAACAGAAAGCTAAGAATCCACCTTGGTATAAATCTTTTAGTGGCAGTGCAGAAGCAGAAGCTCTTGAGATATTCGCAGCAGCAGAGAAACTACGTGCTCAGAAAAAAGAAATAGATACAATGATAGGCTATGCCTACGGTCACACAGGTAAAAAGAGATACCTACAAACGTTACGAGAAGTAAAAGAAAGACGTAAGAAGCAAGAGCATAGAAAAGCTGAAATCAAGGAAGCTATCATAACAGGTACATTAGGAACACTTGTGTTTATTGTAGTTGTTGGTATTGTTGTGGGGATATTTTATGTCATTGGCTTACGTACAGGACGCTTCTAAGAAATGGGCTACAAAATTTAGCGAAGCATGGACAGCCTGTATGCTTTGCATGGTACAAGGTGACTTAACTGTTGTATCACTAAATCACGCTATCACAGCGTCTAAAACAGGTACACTAGCAGGTATAGCTTTTGTTATTACTTCTAGTGTAACTGCAATTAACAACAAATGGGCTAATGCTTGGCTTACAGGTGTATTGACTATGGCAGCAGATATTGTTATTCACCCTACGCATTTTGGTGAGCATTGGGTAGAAGCTGCTTGTACAGGATTAGGTGCAGCCTTCCTGTGCTATATTTTGGAGAATAGAAATGGCAAGAACGCTAACTGAAAAACAACAGAGGTTCCTAGAAGTCTTGTTTGACGAGGCTGGTGGTGATGTTGTAGCAGCTAAGAAGTTGGCGGGTTATGGTGATAACTCTAGCACTGCTGCTATCGTAGAGGCATTGAAAGATGAAATCGCAGACAAGACACGTACTTACTTTGCTCGTACTGCGCCCAAAGCTGCTATGGCTATGGTTGGCGCTCTATATGATCCTACTGAGCTAGGTATCAAAGAAAAGATGGTAGCAGCAAAAGACTTGCTAGATCGTGCAGGACTTGGTAAAGTTGATAAGGTAGATGTATCCTCTTCTAGCGGGGGTATCTTCTATCTTCCCGCAAAAGAAGGTAAGAACGAATAGTTACACAGCGTGAGCTAGGCTTTTGGCAGTTACCTAAGCCTAAACAATCTAAAGAGTGGCATGTTATAGTTAGGACTACTACTAAAGTACCCTTTGGCTATGAAGTGCATCCTGACAATGACAGACTACTTGTACCTGTCATAACCGAACTTGAAGCGTTAGAACTTGCAAAACGACACCTCAAGCAGTATAGTTATCGTGCAGTAGCACACTGGTTGAGTACACAGACAGGCCGATACATATCACACATGGGCCTTAAAAAGAGAATCGAAGTTGAGCAAAGACGTAAAAAAGCAGCTACAATTAAACGCAAGTTTGCCAAGTGGCTCGAAGAAACCCTTGAGGAAATTGAGAAACTCGAAACCCAAGGGGTCGGGGCATACGCAGAAAGCAGAGATGAAGACAGTTGAGACAGTCGTTACCCCCAAAGAGACTGTTCCTGCAGAAGTCAAAGCTCCTGAGTATGATGTCGAGGCTGCTCAAGATGTTGTATTCAAGCCAAACCCCGGCCCCCAAACCTACTTCTTGAGTTCTTCAGAACGAGAGGTACTATATGGTGGGGCAGCAGGTGGCGGTAAATCGTATGCGATGCTTGCAGACCCGCTGCACGGTTTGAATGACCCTAACTTTTCTGGCCTACTTGTACGTCATACTACAGAAGAACTACGGGAACTAATCCAAAAGTCTCAGGAGCTATACCCTCGTGCAATACCTGGTATCAAATGGTCAGAGCGAAAATCCCAATGGACCAGCCCCAGAGGTGGCAGACTCTGGATGTCCTATCTCGACAAAGATACTGATGTCACACGATACCAAGGTCAGGCTTTTAACTGGATTGGATTTGACGAACTTACTCAATGGTCTTCACCTTACGCTTGGGATTATATGAGGTCGCGTTTGCGTAGCGCACATGCAACAGATTTAGGTTTGTACATGAGAGCTACAACAAACCCCGGAGGCGCAGGACATGCATGGGTTAAAAAGATGTTTATTGACCCTGCTCCTGCTGGCAAAGCGTTCTGGGCAACTCATCTTGACTCAGGAGAAACAATCACCTTCCCTAAAGGACATAGTAAGGAAGGTCAACCTCTGTTTAAGCGTAGGTTTATACCTGCAAGTTTGTTTGATAACCCATACTTGGCAGAAGCAGGAGACTATGAAGCGATGCTTCTCTCCTTGCCTGAACACCAAAGGAAGCAACTCCTTGAAGGTAACTGGGACATCAATGAAGGAGCCGCTTTCCCTGAGTTTGATCGTAATGTTCATGTGGTTGAGAACTTCGAGATTCCTAGCTCATGGGTTCGTTTCAGGGCTTGCGATTATGGTTATGGTAGTTATACTGGTGTTTTATGGTTTGCTGTGGCCCCCGACGAACAACTGATTGTGTATCGGGAGATGTATGTCTCTAAAGTTACTGCATCTGATTTAGCTGACATGATACTAGAAGCAGAAGCTAATGACGGTACTATGAGATACGGTGTGCTTGATAGCTCTTTGTGGCACAACCGTGGCGACACTGGGCCTAGCTTGGCAGAACAGATGAATATGAAAGGGTGCCGTTGGCGTCCTTCTGACAGGTCAAGAGGCTCACGTGTCGCAGGTAAAAACGAAATACATAGACGACTACAGGTAGATGAATTTACTGAGAAGCCTCGTCTAGTATTTATGGATAGCTGTACAAACACTATTGCACAGATTCCAAGTATTCCTCTGGATAAGAAGAATCCAGAAGATGTAGATACAAACGCAGAGGATCACTTATACGATGCTTTACGTTATGGTATCATGACCAGACCACGCAGCAGCTTATGGGATTTCAATCCAGCAACACAACGCACTGGTTTTCAAGCTAGTGACTCCAAATTCGGGTATTAAGAATGGCAGAAGAACAAGACATTATGTTTGAAACAGACGAAGTAGTAGCTGCAGAGAGCGCAGACGACAAGCTGTTTGAAACATCCAGTGTAGTAGGGTTTGTTACATCTCGTTACAAACGCGCAGAAGATGCACGACAGACAGATGAAGACCGCTGGCTACGTGCTTATCGAAACTATCGTGGTTTATACGGACCAGATGTACAATTTACAGATACAGAAAAGTCTCGTGTGTTTGTAAAGGTAACTAAGACTAAGACCCTCGCCGCATACGGTCAAATTGTTGACGTACTGTTTGGCAACAATAAGTTCCCACTATCGGTTGACCCATCTATCTTACCAGATGGTGTTGCAGAAGCAGTACATATCAACCTTGACCCAAATGCAGCACAGGCTGGCGATGCGTTGTCAGCCCTTACTCGTGACGAACCTGCAAAGCCATACCTTATCGGGCCTGACACAGAGCTAAAACCTGGTGAGACTATGGCTGACCTAAAGAATCGCTTAGGTCCACTACAGGATAAACTAGCGCCTGTAGGTGAAAAGCTTATTGAAGGTCAGGGTACAGGTCAAACTACTGTAACGTTCCATCCTGCAATGGTTGCGGCTAAGAAGATGGAAAAGAAGATTCATGACCAGCTTCAAGAGAGTGGTGCATCTGTGCATCTACGCTCTATGGCATTTGAGATGGCTCTACTAGGTACGGGTGTCATGAAAGGCCCGTTTGCTGTGGATAAAGAATACCCTAACTGGGATGAAGAGGGTAACTACGATCCTCTTATCAAGACAGTACCAGAGTGTAGCCACGTGTCTGTGTGGGACTTTTACCCTGATCCAGAAGCTAAGTCTATGGAAGAGGCAGAGTACACTATCCAGCGTCACAAAATGTCACGTACACAACTACGTGCATTAAAAGGTCGCCCTTACTTTATGAAGGATAGCATTGAACAAGCTATCTCTATGGGTGCAGACTATATCCAAAAGTCTTGGGAACAGACTATGGAAGACGAAGATGTTGAAGCACCTACAGAGCGCTGGGAAGTATTAGAGTTTTGGGGCTACGTAGATTCTGAAATACTAGAAGAGAACGGTGTCACTATTCCTAAAGAGTATCGTGACATGGACGAGCTTTCCTGTAACGTATGGGTATGTAACGGTGAGGTACTACGCTTTGTGCTTAATCCTTTCAAGCCAACACGTATCCCTTATTATGCAACACCATACGAACATAACCCTTACTCATTCTTTGGGGTAGGTATCGCGGAAAATATGGATGATACCCAAACTCTTATGAATGGTTTTATGAGGATGGCTATTGACAATGCTGCTTTATCTGGCAACCTTATCATCGAAGTGGACGAAACCAATCTGGTGCCGGGACAAGATTTGTCAGTGTACCCAGGGAAGGTGTTTAGGCGACAGGGTGGTGCACCAGGACAGGCCATCTTCGGCACCAAGTTCCCCAACGTTGCGCAAGAGAATATGCAGCTTTTTGACAAAGCTCGTGTTTTGGCTGACGAGTCCACAGGCTTTCCATCATTTGCCCACGGGCAGACTGGGGTATCTGGTGTGGGGCGTACTGCAAGCGGTATTAGTATGCTCATGTCTGCTGCTAATGGTAGTATCCGTAGTGTTGTTAAAAACGTGGATGATTACCTTATTCGCCCACTAGGTAAAGCTTTCTTTGCATTTAACATGCAGTTTGACTTTGACCCAGACATACGCGGTGACTTAGAAGTTAATGCCTCTGGTACTGAAAGCTTAATGGCAAACGAAGTACGCTCCCAGCGCCTAATGCAGTTCTTACAAGTTGCACAAAATCCAGTGCTTGCACCTTTTGCTAAAATGGATTATATTATCCGTGAGATTGCAAAAAGCATGGACCTAGACCCTGATAAGGTAACTAACTCTATGCAGGATGCAGCTATTCAAGCTGAGATATTAAAGGGCTTCCAAGCCCCAGCGCCTGAAGCACCACCTCAAGAAGGTGCACCTATGGGTGGCGTACAAGATACTTCTGGCGGCGGCGGTGGACAGATCGGCGTAGGTACAGCCCCAACACCAAATGAGCAAGGATTTAGCGGTAATGAGCCTCAAGCAGTTGGTCAACAATAAAGAGCTATACGACGAATTTCTTAAACATGTAGATGATCTAATCTACCTACAGCAAAAGCAAATGGAACAGGCTTCAGAGTCCGTTGTCTTATACAGAGCGCAGGGTGCAATCTCTACCTTGCGCAAACTAAAGTTACTCAGGGAGAGTGTAAATGGTGGATCAACCAAAGTTTAAATCGGTACGTACAGACCCTGTATCTGGTAATGAAGTGCCTATTGGGGCAACTCCAGACGAAGTACGTGACGATATTCCTGCAGCCCTGAGTGAAGGTGAATATGTAGTACCTGCTGACGTTGTGCGATACTACGGTGTTAAGTTCTTTGAGGATTTACGTAGTCAAGCTAAGTCTGGTTGGGCATCAATGGAAGCCAACGGACGTGTAGGTGGTGAACCTATGGGCATGGAGATGGGTGGCGACGAGTTACCCTTTGATGTGTCAGAGCTTCAAATGATGGACGATGGTGAGCCAGAAGGCATGTATGAGGGTGGATACATGGCAGGGTATAACACAGGCTCCTATGCGGCTCCCACAGTTCCTGACAATATGGCTGCGCTACAGCAAGAGTTTCCTGCTAGTTTCGTAGGTGGGCCTAACCAAGCAGCAGAAGAGTATCGTACATATCAGAACGCAGAAGGTATGACTATTACGATTCGTTTTATCAATGGTAAACCTGTAACACCTATTCCAGAGGGTTATACTGCCGTAGATGCAGCAGAAGAAACGGTTGCACCTACCCAGCGCGTTACTAATGATAACGATGATAGTCCTGTTGTACCAACTTCAACAGAGGAAGCGGAGTCTATTGACTGGGATACTGTTGGTGCAGACAAGTTCAATGAAACTATGGACTCTATGTACAGCAAGACAGGCAAAGGTGCTTTAGCTATCGCAGGTGCGATCAATCCGCTTCTTGGTATAGCAGGAGGTCTAGCAAAAGGACACCAAGAAAAGAAGATGCTAGAAGCGCTAGATAAGCGTATTGATGCAGGTGAGACAGAATTGCGTGATGTACGTAATAGATTGCTAGGTTATGTAGACATGAACGCCGATGGTAAACGTGACAACATTGTTGAAAAATCTGGTATCTTCGGAGGCGAGAAAAGCTTAACTGAAGGTTTATTAGATAGAGATGGTGGTGGCGCTGGATTCAGTGATACATGGCTGGGTGACTTACTAGGTCTTGATGGTCAGGCAGGTGTCCAAGGCCCAGACTTAGCTGCTTCACGTGCTGGTGCAAGACGCGGTGAAGTTGCAGATGATGATAATTCACGAGATGCAGCAGTTAATTACGGTTCGGCAGCTACAGGTTCAACCGTAATTGTTGATGCTCCTGATGATGATGGTAATACAAATCGCAGAAAAGTTACAACGTATGACCCTGAAGAAGTTAAGAAAAAATCTAAAGCAGGTGGTTTCAACACTGGTGGTCGCTAATAGCGGCCCCGATCCAATAATAATATAAGGCTACCCAGCAATAGTGCTGGCCCCAACATAAGGAAAATACTATGTCAGTAGAACTAAATACGGTGGATTCTTTTGCGCACCGTAACAATGCAGCAAAGATTGCTAAAGAAGAAGCAGAACTAGAGGCGCTACTAAAAGGCGAAACAGAAGATGGCGATGACGAAGTACAGCAAGAAGCCTCAGAAGAAGTTGAGGAACCCAGTCGCGCAGAGCCTGAGCAACCCAAAGTTCAAGCAACAGACGATACCGAACAAGAAGAAGAACCACAAGCCGAAGCACAAGAAGAGCTAACTGCAGAAGAAAAGTCGTTCAAGAAGCGTTACGGTGATCTTCGTCGTCACATGCAAGAAAAAGAAAAAGAGATGGCCTCTAAGCTAGAAGCACTAGAAGCTAAGCTCGAAAAAGCTGCATCAGGTTCTGTTGAAGAGCTAACCACTAAAGACCAGATCAAAGCGTGGGCTGATCAAAACCCAAAAGCTAACTCTTTGATTCGCGCTCTAGCAGAAGAACAAGCTGCTGAGCAAATGAAAAGCATTGATTCTCGACTAAAAGAAGTTGAGGAGATGCGTACCCAAGCACGTAAAGAGAAAGCAGAAGCTGAGCTAATGATTGCTCACCCTGACTTTGCAGATATTCGTGCAGATGATGCTTTCCATACTTGGGCTAATGAACAGCCTAAATGGGCGCAAGAAGCTTTGTATGACACACCAGACGATGTTAAGTCTGTATCACGTGTGTTAGACTTGTACAAAGCAGACAAGGGTATTAAGACTAAGAAGGTTGCACCAGATAAGGCTGCAGCTTCATCAGTACGTTCTCGCACTGCCTCTAAGAATGTAGAAGCAGACGAGACTAAGAATTATCTGTCAGAATCAGCAGTAGCTAAGATGTCTCTGAAAGAGTATGAAGAGAAACAAGATGAAATTATTGCTGCACAAAAAGCAGGTAAATTTATCTACGATATGTCTTGACAACAAAGACTTAGTAGATAAAACTATAATAGCACTAAGCCACAAAGACTTACCCAATTTATTCGGCCCCATTTGGACTACCCGAAGACGTTGGCCTCTTTATGTGGATTGGAGTTAATTGTAACGCCATATCTATATGAAAGGACACTACTATGGCATTTGCAAAGGCATCGGGTTATAGCAACCTAGACAATGGTAACTTCTCAGCAGTTATCTATTCCAAGCAAGCTCAGATCGCTTTCCGTAAGGCGGCAGTAGCAAACGCGGTCACAAACAACGATTATTTCGGGGAGATCGCAAACCAAGGTGATACGGTTCGTATTATGAAAGAGCCTGAGATCACTGTCAACGAGTTGAAGCGCGGTACATCCATTTCGACTCAAGACCTTGATGACAACGATTTCCAGCTTACAATCGACAAAGCTAACTACTTTGCGTTTAAGATGGATGACATCGAAGAGCAACAGTCACATATT